TTTTATCAATGTCAAAAAATGAAATGGAAAGGGATGAAACAAACCTCATCACTAGTCAGCGTGCAACTTGGACAATTGAAAAAACAAAGCAATTACCAAGTATTGGAACTACTGGTTATTATTACGTTTTACCGCAGGAGGGGGCAATTGATACAGATAGGGAGTTAATTGATATTGCTGTCGAAATGGAAATCATTCAGCGTAGAGGTGCGTGGTATTCTTATCAGGACCAAAAGTGGAATGGTTTGGCTGCAATTGAACTTACAGACAAACAGCGTACGGATATTGGAAAGGAAATTCTCAATGAAAAGAACTGAAAAAGAGGAGATAAAAAAAGATAAAGCAAAGCCTGTTAAAAACTCCGGAAGAGGGGTTAAAAAGGGGGATGCTACTTTAAATAAATTTCTTGTTGATTATAAACATAACAGCAAGACATTTACTCTCAGTCATAAAGCTTGGAAAAAACTTGTCAAAGATTCATGGGGGGATAATTATAAATACCCATGTATTTCAGTGGTTATGGGAAAAGATTCTGAGACTAAAGTTGCAATAATTGATTGGGATGTATTTAAAGAACTTATCAAAGGGAGTGAGTATCAATAATGCCTGACATTATTATTAATAAAGATATTATTGCTGAGCAAATGGGCGATAAGTCCGAGGAGTTTGTTGAATGTATTAGAATTGTTCAGGATATTATTGAAAATCCAGATCATTATTTAGGTACTCAGGCAATTAAGTATGCTAATATACTTGCAGCATACAGAACATTAATGATTATTAAATCACAAGCATTTAAAAGAAAGTCGGCGGTTATGAGCGATCAAGATAAATTTGTCAATGATATATGGAAAACAATGTATGAGGCTCTCTCGGAGAACATAAATGCATTAAAAATTGCCGGAAAGGGCGGTTTTGGTCAATGAAATCATTAAAACAGTTAAAAAAGCCAAAAGAGATTGTCGTTGTCGAGCATAGGTCTCCGGCAGATTTAGAAAATACTCTATGCAAAGCAATAGATGATCAACTTCTTAAGAAAAATGAAACTGTTGTTAAAAAAGTAAGTGGTTTTCACCCCAGCTATACAAATCAGTGCTCTAGGTATTGGTACTACTTATTTGAAGGTGTCGAGGTAACTCCTAATTTTAGTCCGCAAACTCATAGAATATTTGATAATGGTCATGCTGTTCATGAAAGATTGTATACCTATTTTAGAGATATGGGTATTCTAGTAGATGAAGAAATAAAAGTAACATATTCAGATCCGCCAATTGAGGGCACAGCAGATGGTATTATTAATTGGTATGGAGATAAGCTAATAGAATTAAAATCAATTAGTTCTGAGGGTTTTCATTATAGACAAATTTATAAAAAACCAAAAGATGAACACTATCGTCAAGCTCAAATATATATGCAATGTTTAAATCTAGATAGTGGTTTTGTTATTTATGAAAATAAAAATAATCAAGAAATATTACCAATTTACATTGAAAAAGATCAATCTTTTATAGATAAATTATTTAACAAATACAGACAAATTTATGGAAACTTTGTAAGTCAGAGTATTCCTGACAGGCCATACAAGAGAACATCTAGTAACTGCTCTTCTTGTGATTTGGCTTCTTTATGCTGGGGAGATAGTGGGTAGTGGTATTTTTAAAATTTGCAAGAATAAGGAATGCAAGCAAAAATTTCAAGCAAAAGTCTATAATAGTATATATTGCTCTACAGAATGTAGAAGGATAGTTACTAATAAAAAACTTTTAGAAAATTATTACGAAAAAAAACGTAATAAAAATAAGAAAAGAATTTGTTTAACTAAAGACTGTGATACTATTTTATCTCGTTATAATAAAGAAAATATATGTGAATCATGTAAGAGTGAAAGATTTTTACAAAGATTGGTGAGTTGGGGATGGGACGAAGAAAAACTTCGAAGAGAGAGAATGTGAGTATAAAATCTATTGCCAAGACCAATTTCCTCCGGGTATTATCAATTGATCCATCATCCCATTCATTGGGCTGGGCTGTAATCGAGATAGGTCTTAAAAGACCTCGTTTAATAAAGTGTGGGAAAATAAAGTTCCCGAAGTCATCAGAAATATCTACTAAATTTGAGTCAATAAATGAAGGAATAGTTGAGGTATGTAAAGAATATAAACCGACCCATTGTGTTATAGAGCAATCAGTTTATATTCAAAATTTTCAAACAAGTCGGATCATATCTTATATTATTGGTTATTCCTGGGGGGTTGCTCAGCAATATTGTTCTAAAGTTATGGATATTAATCCAATATTATGGAAAAGAGGTATTGGTTACAAGAATATTTCTAAAGAAGATAAGGAACATTTTATAACCGAATTAAGTAGGAAGCAGGAAAGAAAAAATCGTGTAAGAGATATAGTTAGTGGATATTTTGAAATGACAGAAGAGAATCTAGAAGATGATGACATTATCGATGCAATTGGTATTGGTTTATGGTACTATTTAATGTTGAGCGCAGATGGCACTAGAACCCTACAAAGATAAAAGTTGGCTGTACGAGCATTATGTTCGTAAGAGGATGAATTTGACTGATATTGTTAAACTTCTTAAACAGACATATAATATAGAAATTACCCCTCAAGGTCTTTATAATTGGTGCGAAAAATATCAGCTACTTAGATTTAGAGGAAGAGGCAGAAATCTTAGCTCGACTGCTAAAAGGAGACCACAATCCCCTATGCAGCAGCAAGTTGAAAAAAGAAAGCGGGAGAGGAGAAAAGAGATACAAATGAGAAAAAGGGGTTTTAAAAGATAATGCAAAGAAGAATTGCTGTTAATGATATTGCAATATTTGCTGAAATGGACATGCTCTACAATCACATTAGAGTTTTAGAGGCAAAACAAAATGAAGGTAAATTTAAATGTCTTGGAACTGGAACTTGTTGTAAAATTGGATTAACAATTCCAATGGCTGAATGTGCTAACATAGCTTACAATATTAATAAAGAATATTATTTATATCTTGAAAGTAAAGGTGAAGAATTTGCAAAGCAATGGTTTAATGAAATTGTTAATAAGCTAAAAGAACTTATGCATGATGATACTTGGGAGTTTGGCGGTAAAACAGAAAAATGGTGTGCATTTTACAAAAATGGCTGTACGATCTATGGATTTCGACCAATGGTCTGTAGAAGTTTTGGAACAATAGCTGGAGTTGATGATTATTGTCCGCGTATTAGGAATGCTTACGGGAACATTGATTTTTTTGCAGGAAAGCCAGTGGAGGATACAATTACACAATTTCAATTGTTACTTAAAAAATATGCAAAAGATAAGGATAGTAATTATGATGTTGTTATATACATGCCATTAGGTGTTCTTAGCTTTTTAATTTCTACAGAAGAACTTCAAGAATTAGGTAAAACTACAGACGATAAAATGTGGCAGGCAGTGCAGGGCTGGTATAATTATAGAGTTGAATATATAAAAGTTCATGGTTTAGGAATTCCTAGACTAAAGCAAGAAGCGGAAATTGTTGGCGGAAAGATTGGATTTCAAATAGATGAAAGTGCAATGGACAACAGCAACATCACAGACCTACAATGATGGATATAACCAGTCTTCTGCATATATTAAATCTTATATAAAAAAACATCTAAATTTAATTGAAAATAATTTAATTCAGTATAATTTTCAATTATTTCCTGGACTACCTATTTTGTACGAAAAAAATATAAAAGGTGCCGCAGAAGATTTTTATATTTATGTTCATAATAGTGTTCCAGACCTTTTTACTAAAAAATCTGGATATAATGTGTGCTTTTCATACTGGGAAACAAATAAAATACCTCTTTACTGGCTAGACACAATCAATAGTGCAGATGAAATGTGGACAACATCAAAGTGGGCTAAAGAAGTATTTATTAATTCTGGTGTAACAATTCCTGTATATGATTTTAAACTTGGTGTCAATCCGCTTCATTACTCACCCCCGGCAAAACCAAGGCGTCTATCAAAAGACAAATTTGTTTTTTTGTCTATAGGTTCCCCATCAACTAGAAAAAACTCTCAGATGTCGGTAGACGCTTTTGTAAAACTGTTTGGCAATAATGAGCGATTTGAGATGATTTATAAATCAAATGGACCGCCAGATGCCAGATTAAAAGATAATATTACAAACGTGAAAACATTTTTAACAGACCATCCTCGAATAAAAGTTATTGATTGGCAAGTTAATCAAGAAGATTTGGCTTCAATATATGATCAAGCTGATTGCCTTGTCTACCCTACATCGGGTGAAGGCTGGGGTCTGCTTCCATTTCAAGCCATAGCCAAGGGTATCCCAACTATTTGTACTAATGCAACAGCATGCACAGAGTTTGCAGAATTATCTGTTCCTCTTGATTTTAAATGGGGAACAAAAAATATGTTTGGTATTTATGAAGGATGCGGTGATTGGGCCGAGCCAGATTTCGATGATTTATGTGATAAAATGTTATATGTTGTAAATAATTATGATGAAATATCTAAAAAAACATTTGGTGGTGCGGAATTTATTAATAAAAATCTTACATGGGAACATGTTGGGCAGGAGTATGTAAATAGATTATGTCAGATATCGAAGTAGTTCAAAATAAAAGCTTAATTGACAAAATTAAAGATGTAGAGCAAGTTGGATTGCTTCATGTAAA